AAATAGATTTTACATCTCCAAAAGCCCCACCATACATACGGATATCATATAAGTAAAGTCTATATGTAGCGGCAGCCGAGCCAGGTGTTCCTGATTCGCGTCTTATCTGACGAACTCTTGCTTGACCAATTTTTGTTCCGGAAGTACCTGTAGCAGAATATGTGCCTGCAGTAACAGCATTTCTAGCTGTATTATAAAGTTCTACCAGATCACCATCTTCAAGATCCCAATTACCACAAACTTCATCACAAAGAACATAGTTGCCATATGCAGTTGAAGTGGTAAACCCTTCTTCAATAACCTTTTCATTGCCCTTATCCACTGCAAGGTGTGTAGGTGCAAAGAATCTTCTTTTACGTCCTCTGACCATACCTATACCATCACCAACAGCGATAGCAATTTTTGTTCCATCACCACCTGCTGATGATTCCAGGTAACCATTATTGGTAGCGGTTCTTAAGTGTTCACGAACACCCACAGTAAAGTTTCTAATTACATAGTTGCCACTTTCGTCATACGTTCTTTCAGCAAGAATCTGACCAATAATATGATAAAAGTCTAAGTCATCCTTAATGGACGTTGTAAGTCTACCATCTTCAATTTTATAAAGTGAAACAAATTCAGAATCATTGGTGCCTGTAAGAGCTAGTTTAGCAATCTCTGTTGTAATTTTATATCTATCCGCGCCTGGAGCATTAAAGTTAAATGTTCCTGTCGCCGGGTCATTCAATGTTGAATCAGCATCTGCTTGAACAATAGTATCCTTTAACTTAACACCTACATAAAAGTTTGCAGTGTTTTTATATTTTTCTAGAAGAATTTCTTGGTTATCATGTTGTGCAAAGAAACCACTTATATAAAGGATACCTGCTTCAATACTAAAAAACAAACCATTACCAAAATAATTTCTTGTTGCATCATTTGCATCTACACCATTATCTACTACAAAGGTATCGCCATTACGACTTGCATCACTAGATGTAACTGTTAAAGTTTCACCTGCCTCAAAGTGTAGATATGTGCCTGCACTGTTACCACCGGTATAGGAAATATAAAATGTTTTCTTATCAACAGCATCGGTATCTACACCTGTTTCTACCTTGTCAATAATGGCGGTCATTCCAGACGTTCCGCCTGTTAATGTGTCACCAATATAATTGGCAAGAGTATCATTACTAACAGTTGCAGATGCCGCATCAAGATCATTAACTTTAATAAAGTCACGTTTTTTAATTACACCTTTAGCACCCAATACAGGAGTGCCATCAATAAATATATGATCAGCAAATCTTGAAATATTTTGTTGCAAAATAGTTTGCAGTTGTGACAGTTCTCTTGCCTGGACAGCAACACCTGGTTTGAACAGAATACGTTCAAACTTTTTACTCGCTGTATAATCGTCAAAGTAAGGACTGGTGTTTAGATTTAATGCCATTGTTTTGCCTTAAAAATTAAAAATAACTTTAATTGTTTCTACCTGATTTTTGTCTCTTGTAATAGGACGTCTATTATCAATATATAAAATTTCACCGGAGTGGTTACTAACTTCTGGATTTGTTACTGCTGTAATATTTATACCGGTTTGACCAGTAGTAGTATTTGTAAAAACAGAACTTGCACCAATACCTGGAAGTGTTTCTAGGAGATATACGGTATCGTTTGTTCCATCGCCATTAGCATCCAAAATTTGTATAACAGTAAACTTACCACCATCGTTGGTTGTTACAATATCATCTAAATTAAATTTAACAATATTTGTTGCATTCGCTGTGGCTACATGACAGGTCGTGCCTATTGAACTGGTAAAACTTGCAGTTTCAGCATAATTGTGCATATTTTTAATAATACCTATTTGTCTGAAATCATTACCAGTAATAATATCTGCATCATCACTAACAAAAGAAACTGTAACACCAATGTTTTTAGCAAAAAGTTCTCTTGGCGGATTACCACCATGACCTTCAAACGGGGATACAACAGGACGTAACGTGCAACCTGTTCCTGAACCAATAGTTTGTGTAATAGCCAATTCTACAAATGTATATCCTGAACCTGGACTTGTTACAGTAACACCTGTTATTGTGCCTGCCGCATTTACTGTTGCACTTGCTGTTGCACCTGTTCCGTCTCCGGAAACTGTAATAACAACGTCACCGTCAATATAATCTTGGCCGCCGGCAGTAACAGCAATTCTATCTAATGTTCCAGATATAGCAGTTGATTCTACCGCTTGTTGTAATGAAGGTGTTTCCGTAGAGCCAAGAGTTGCTGTAGCCGTTGCGCCTGTGCCGCCGCCACCTGTAATTTTAACAACAGCGAAACTATAACCAAATCCAGCGGAAGTTATTGTAATTGCGTTAACAGCGTTACCTGATAAAGTTGCCGTTGCAGTTGCGCCTGTGCCATCACCTTCAATAACAACAGTAGGAGCAGATGTATAACCTGAACCCCCTGCTGTAACTGTAACAGCATCTAGCTCGCCATTAACATCAAAAGCAGGATTGCCACTACCTGCTACTTTTCTAACAGGCATAAAGTTTGTTGTTAGAAATTTTGTTCGGTCAGCGGCACCAATTTGATACATAAACTTCCAAATATAACCATCATCCAACGAAAATTGTGCCGTTCCTGTGGATGTTGGTTTAATTGTGCTTTGTGCATTACTGTTATTATCAAGACACTTATAAACATTAAACTCATCAGTCAGAACAAAAAACCTTGCATCTGCTAAGTTTAAAGCACCACTATATGCTGGGTGATTAGATGCATATTCGTCATCATATTGGTCATAAATTGTCCCAGTCGCCCAATTATATCTAGGAACTAACTGAACTGCATCAGCCGCTTGAACCCGTTTTACAAACATCATACTATTTCTGTAATCAACTTGATAGAACTGAGAATCGCGAGGAGTATCAGGTGCGTTATCATCCGTCCAAGGTATAGGTCTTGACGCAAACATGTAAAAGAAATCGTTTTCGTTAAAGATATCTCTATAAAACGATCTTGCTAACTGAACTCTAGCGGCTTGTCTAATTAACAGGGACATATTCCAACTCCTAGGTTATATCTTAGGTGTCAGATACAGTAAGTGTCCAAGTAATTTTCAGTGTGTCATCTGCAGCTTTGTTAACAACAGAAAAAATTGTTCTGCAAAGTAACGTGCCGGAAGAAGAAGCATTAAAAATACCTGCTTCAACAACAGCGCCTGTGCCTGTGCCGGCTGGAAAGTCTCCAATATACTGAACTGTATTTGTTGAAACAGTTTGTGATGTCAGAGCAACACGCGAACCAGAGATAGCAGTTCCGAGAGCAGTGTTACCCGCGGCGGGTGCCGTGTTATTTGTTCCCACTTCCATATGTGACATACGAGTAGGTGGTGAGGAATTGCCTAAGCGGTCAGCAATATGATTAAGACCTGTGGTTGTAACTAAGTTCGTTACGTCTTGTTCATCCTTGAGATTACCCTCAGAGTCGAACAGTTGAATTTGAACGCGGCCTAGTGCGTTCATTTTATCTACATCAATCAACATTTATATTCTCCTAGATTTTGTAAATGCTTGTAGTTATTTATAATGTTATTTATACAAAGAATTATGAGAAACTTGTATTAGTTCCAACATAATCTTCAGCAAAATAATCACTTGAAACATAATTTTGAATAAAGACAACGCCTGCATCGCCCATTCCATAAGTATCCGAGGACGTTTGTTCAACATCTAACTGCTGGTTATCATCCTCAACACCGGTGCTATCAGTAATTGTTGGTTTGTGAACATCCAATGCAGGTTCATCCTGCATATCCGGACCCTCTGTTTTTACAATATTGACATCTAATTGTTGGTTGTCGTCATCAATACCTGCACTATCCGCTTCTATTATCTCCATTGCCTTAACAACAGTCTCAGCCCAATCAACTGATTCAGTTACATTTCTTTGAATTACTAGAAGTAATACTGCCACATCCTGAAATGCAAACGTATCCGCAATTGTAGGTTTATGGACATCCAATGCAGGTTCATCCTGTATATCTGGGCCTTCTGTTTTTACAAGACTGACATCAAGTTGTTGATTGTCATCCTCTACACCATAGCTGTCAGTTTTCACAAGACCTGGTTCTAATATATCATTGTCTTGGAATGCAAACGTATCTGTAATTGTTGGTTTATGAACATCCTTGGCAACAAGCTCTGACATTTCTGCAACATCAATCTCAGCAAACAAGCGGAATACAAAAATATCCGGAACAATATTAATATTAGAGCTGAAATCAAGGACTTGATTAATTTGTAAATCTGCAAAGTTTACCATACCTGCAGGGTGACCAGATCTCTTTAATGCTTCTCCCCATTCACTTTTCGGCAGGGAAGTTCTAATTTGATATGAGAAGTTTTGATAAACAGCATTATCCTGTAATCTATTGACGTTGGATAGGAAGCCTTTAGAGTCTTTAAAACGTCCAGCAAATGTATGTGCAAACCCTGTATTACATGTAATTGTTGCAGTTTCATTATTGGGAGAGCGCAAAACAAAATCAAAACTTGCTCTTTGAAAACCAACACCCGTATTAATAATATCTATAGCTGTGGGGTAATTGTTAGAATCTACGGTTCTAATAATAACAAAGGCATCATTTTCAATACCGGTAAGTGTGTAATCTTCAGAGAAATAATCAATAGCATAAACACCCAGAATATCACCTGTTTCCTGAACCGGATATGCCTGACCAACTTTAAAGCCCCCGTCGGCTGTTCCTGTGTTTGTTTTTAATGTTATATTATTTAAAACTCGCGTCAAAAATGCTGTTTTGGCTGTGATAAGGTCAGTTGCACCTTCGAAACCTATCCACGTTCTAACAGGATCAGTATCGACTGTTAGTATAGGCACATTATTATAACCTACGCCTTTCGTATTATTGACAAAAACAGTGTTTGTGATTGCACCATTGCTGACCCTAGTATCTATGAGTGCAGTTGTTGTAATTGTATCTGCGGAGTTAGGAGTTACGTTAACGGCCGCGTTTGCACTAAATCCTTGACCTCCATTTACAATTGTTATAGAGAAAATTTTACCTTCAGTAATTGTTGCAACTTTAAATGTTAGTGCCGCACCTCCGCCGCTACCAAGTTTATTATCTGCTATTGTTATGGTTTCATCTGGAGCATAGTTATCACCTACCGCAGTCACAGTAATTGTTGCGGCGCCTGCGCCATTTACAACAACACTAAACGTTGCACCTGTTCCATTACCACCTGCAGTATAATCAGATGCACCTATAGTATAATTGCCAGCGGCACGAGCCGCATCTGCCGCGCCAATAGTTCCTACAGTTGCAATTTTACCTCCTATGACAGCTACCAAGTTTGCTTCCACACCTGGTCCAGGAATAACTGTGTCAGCAGGTAACCCTATAGTCGCTTCATATGCAGTTGGATTTGTATAAGCAATTTTTTTAATACGACTAATAGAAGTATTTAAACGTTTTCTTGCTGTAATAGATGCTGTAGATTCATAATAAACAATATCTACTTTTCTACCCCTAAGAATAAACGGATCAGGAATAGGTGTAATTTCTGCATTTTGATAAAGTTTAACAGCAACTTCTTTACTATAAAAACCATCCGAAGGTTTTAACACAAAATCTGAAGGTCGAACTATTTCTACGTCTTCATCAAATACAGTTCTGAAAAATGTTTGGATACCCCTGCGAGAACCTTTAGATTCATAAAATTCTCTAATCCTCTTAATTAGAAAACGTGTATCCATTTTTGCATCTTGAGGAAAATCAATTGCATACTGTTGTAACAGAATGGTTAAGAAATCATCTTCCTTAAAGTCAATGTTGAGGCTGTCTATAAGTTCCGCTAAAAGATATTGAGGGCCGCCTGATGAACCTCCTAAAGCTGTTATTGTTGTATCATCTGTATCTAGAAAGTCAAAATATTTTTCAATGAAAGTTGCAAATAAGGGATAATCATTTCGGATAAAATCAGGGATAGTAAACTTAGTGAGATAAGAATGCCCCCTATGAAAATATTTTTGAGGTCTATTTACAAGATTAACTACTGGTGTAAATACCGCACCCGAACCAGATGCAATGGTTGACACTTGTAGAATCGCTTGATTGCCTGTGCCGTTGCCACCTATCTGTGCATTAGCGATATAAATTAAATCATTTTCAGCATAAAATTTATTAGAGCCGTTATTTGTAATAGTTGCAGACGAAATAGAACCACCGGATCCAACAACAATTGTAAACTGAGCACCTAATCCTGCACCAGATGATGTATCTTGAGGAACAACATTATATGTGCCAGCAGTTCTAGTAGAGTCTGCGCCATTTTCTGTTGCTGATGTAACAGTAACACCTGTAAGTTTACCCCTAAGATAAACTTGTGGTAGAGGTAAAAGTAAATAACCATCACCTGGCTCAGTAATAGTTAACGTATCTACAATATTACTGGAAATTGTTATAGAGGCGGCAGCTTGAACCTTATCACCTTCATTAGTTGTAAGTGTGGGTGCTTGAATGAATAATGTAGGTGGATCCGAGCTATCATATCCTGAACCAGCATTGGTTATCGCAATGCTCTCGATATATCTCTTAAAACTCGGTCCTGTTCTTGCCATTAGTAATCACTCACATTAGGTATAGCGGAGATTGCAATTCCTTTTGCAATATTGTTCGGTGTATCCTCAGCACTTGCATCTTGTGCAAGAATAATATTTTTTGAAGGTGTAGGTATAACAGCCGAAGAACTTTCTTCCGTTGTTCTTGTTAAAATACTTGTTTTAATATCTTTAGCACTTTCATGTGGTTGTGCGTTAATATTAACTTGTGTTACATTAGTGCCTGAAATTGAGGATACGTTTAAATTATTTAATATAATTTTACCTGTATCATAATCAATTGTTCCTGCATTTGCGTCAACAACAATATTTTTATCAGATGTTTTTAAAATAAGTGTTCCCGAACCACTGTATTCCGGAGCAATTACATCTGCACCCGGTACGTCTGCAACATATACTTTATACGTTGCGTTATTAATTGTTGCATCAAAGAAATTACTTGTTATCGACAATGGATTTAATTTATTGTTAAATTGTAATGAGTATTTGGATTCATTACCTGTGGTAGGAGTAAATCTTTTTTGTAGTCTCAACTCCAAGTTTACTGCTACAATTGAAGCAGAGGATTTAACAATATCAGCAGTAAGTTTAGAGTAGAAGAAATTTGCATCCAAAGTATTTAAATTATTATTAAAAAAGTTTTCTATTGTAGCCGCAACAGCATTTTCAATTGCACCTGCTGTTAATGTTGTTTTCTTAGAATCATATTGAACAGTCGTTTTAAGACCAATAAACGTAAATTCAGGATCTACAAACTCAGACTGTATTGAAACAGGTTGTCTTGGTTCAATAAAGTCTCTCACAATAGCATCTTTATCATCCTGTGAAATAATCAAACCCTCTTTTGGTTGAAGTGAGATAAACACTTTACCGTAAATTGGCGGATCATTATCCTCTCCTCCCCAAACTGAAACTGACTTAACGTTAGAATTAGAAGTTAGGATTAGAGATTTATAATCATTAGCAGTGACAGCCCTATTTTTTGTAGCGTTGAATCGGGGAGCATTGAATCGAATACTGTCCACAGTTTCCTGTTCAGAACCACCAGCAGAATTAGAAACTACTGTTAGAGTAACAGTTTCATTAGTCCCTGTCAAGTTAGTAGGTGCTGTATATGCTGTAGCACCATTACCTGCAGAACCATTTGTGGCAATATAATCTAATTTTACAACGTTACCTATAGTTAATTTTTTACCAATTACACCATCACCAAAAATTACTTCATAAAAACCATTCAGTGCTTCCTCAATAAAGAAAACAGTTGAAAGATTATTAACATCCAAAATATTATCTGAAAATGAGTGTGTCACAAGAGATGTGTTAGTTACTGATGTTTGTATTCTACATCTAACTGTTGTGGTGTCAACACCTGGATTAGCCATTAGAACAGGGCCTTGTTCACCACCTGTTTCAATAATTTGTGAATTTTCTACACGAAGTCCTTCAGCGAGTTCTATATTGTCGAAATAAAATGCGGAAACTCCGCTTCTTTCTTCTTTTGTAACTGTGTAATCCTTAATAGGGTAGAAGTTGTAGTTTCTACCATTGAGTGCAGTAGTAAAGATTTTAGAGCGACTCAATGTAAAAGCACTAGAACTATATGTAGAATCAGGCACAACAACTAGATTAATTGTAGTCCTAGCAGACCGGGCGGAGCGAGCAGTATATCCCATTGTTTTTGCAATAGACGCAATGGAGTTTCTTTTAATCGCTGAATCAAGAAATGCCTCATTTGCTGTTGTATGCGCCATGATTGCATTATAATGCCCATGGTATGCCAACAGATCAATAAGGACAGATAGTCCTGATGCCTCGAAATCGTAATCTGAAAATTCTGATTGGCTTGCTAAAAATAACTTTAAGTTATTCTTAATACCATCAAAATCTAGTTCTGTTAATCTTCTTTGTGCCATGTTTAGCTCTTTTTGTTTTTATTTATTACACCCCAACAGTGACCGTTCCAGCCGCTCCTGTTATTGTTCCTGGACATGATACAGTAGAACCTTGATATGCAACAGGTAAGCCACCGACTCTAACAGTAGAACTGCCCGATGTAACTGTTTGTCCCACATGAGGAACACAACTGGATCCTGATAATATAGTATGTGCCTGTAATTGACTACCAACAACCGCGACAGGCACCCCATTTACTGTTACATTTTTTGCAAGTGCAACATTGGCTGCACCCAAGTCAATAGGAACAGATGTATTGCATCCATGTGCATTTGTTGTAATATCCCCTAAGTGTGCGGCAAATGGCATTATTTTAACCTTCTCAATACTGATGTGAAAACTTCCGGATTGCGTAGCCCTATAACATGAAAATTTATTTGTAAGATATACTCATTTTCATCATAATCAGGCTGAACAATGATGTCATCTACACGAACTCTTGGTTCAAAGTTCTTAATGGCTTCTAATACTAAATTAGCAATATCATTGCCTGTATCATAATCCAAAGGCTCAAACAATAATTCTGCTATAGGTGAACCATATTCTGGATTAAAAGGCTTTTCATAAAACTGTGTGAATAGTAAATTTTTTAAAGATTGTTTAACAGCATTGACGTCTAATTTTTTACCAATGTCATTTGTGACAACATTGCGTTTGAAAGACATGTCTATGTCCTTATAAAGTCTTGCAACTTTACGTTTTGCTAGTTCTGCTAATCTGTTTTCTTCGTATGCCATAACACTATTTATAATTAGGACGTTAATTCTTCAACAATATTACCAAAGAAATCTCCACTTGTTCTTTGA